TGTACTCGGACAGGACATCCTCGATACCGCTGACGATCCCGGTCACGAAGCCTTTTTCGGCGGCCTTTTTGCCCACAAAAGACTGACCTTCCATGTCCTCGTCCTTGACATACTTTCGGACGGATTTTACGGCATTCTTGAACTGTTCGTGGGTCTCATTGACATCATCCTGGAGGTACTTGCGCTGTTCATCGGTAAGGCTGGTTCCTTCCATTCCGATGGCCTTGTACTTGCCAGACTTGATGACCTCCATCTTGACGCCATCCATTGCGTAGGCTTCGGAGACATCAGGGAAGGCCATGTAGACTCCAACGGAGCCAACTTCGGCAGACTTGGTGATATTGAAGCGCTTCGCCTGGGAGCCTAGGTAGTAGGCGGCAGACTGGCAGGAGTGGTCACAATAGGACTCGCAGTACTTCGGCATCGTGCGGATCTTCTCGGCGAGGTCTTCGAGACCTTCGGTACTTCCACCGGGAGAATCGAAGTCTAGTACAATCTTCTCAACCGAATGGTTAGCGAGAGCCTCGTCGATGTTAGCAGAGATATCGTCTACATCCACGGAGTTGCACATCTTCTCGATGTCCGAGAGGCCGCGTCCGATGACCCCCTTGACAGGGATGACGGCCGTCTTGCCTACGACCTCCATCTTCGGCTGTTCGCCGAACATCATCTTGAGGATTTCGGCCACATCAGATGCCTTGGTGTCGAGGGTGACCTCAAGCGCCTGAAAGCGATCGATGTGCGTCTTTGCGATGGAAGGGTGGATCATCAGAGGCCGCCCGGTCTTCATCGCTTTGATAAGGTGTCGCATATGGTATAAAAAATAAAAAGAAAACTGGTTACCCCTGTGGGTCTTCCAGTTCGTCGGACTCGGCGTCGTCCTTCTCGGTCTGGGTCTCTGCGGACACCTCGGCGCTAGACTTCTCGTCTAGGTCTTCGTCCACATCAACTTCCTCGCCTTCGGCTTCCTTGGGTTCTTCCCCGGTGATGTCCTGAAGCGCCACATTGGTGGGCTTGATGATCATCCAGAGCGGCACATCGTATTCCTCGGCCATGTCCTTCATCAGTTTGGCCTCGATGGCGCGACGGCGAACCATCGTGGAGAAGTGTTCGCCTTCTTCCAGGCAGTTGTCACCGATGGTCTTGAGGCCGAACTCGATGTCGGCGCGGTTCTGGGCGGCGTCGCGACCAGCGTCCACAGTCACGGACTTCGGAGTAGTCCAGAGAACCTTGTGCCAATGCTCGCAGGAGCGAGCGTTGGTGCAGTTGATGGCGTCACCGATCACATAGCCCCAGACAGGGGTGAGAAGTCGGTTCATCAGCACGGACTGGAAATGGGCGAACTTGCGAGCGGCCTTGGCAACAATGAGGCGCATAGAAGCGCCACCAGCCTTGGCTGGATCGTGGACGAACTCGTAGGGAAGGATGCCAGCAAGGGAGTCTCGGATGAGATGCTCCATGAATCCGTTGAAAGTAGGATTCGGGCGGTTGGACATGAAGGACTCCAACTTCTCGCCTGGGGCGAGGGCGAGGATCTTGCCACCGATGAAGGTGGAAGCCTCGTCTGGGTTGGTGACGCCGTCATTCCAGGACTGTGGCTTCATGCCGAAAGCCTCAAAGTCAGACTGGGCGCCATCGAACTGGGCGGTCTCGCGAGTAAGGGTGCGAACGATATCGCTGTTCATCTTCACGGCGAACTTCTCTAGGCTGATGATTTCCAGCATATCAACGATGTTGTTGATCGAGTGCTGGAGGGGGCTGTAGGCGCGAGCGCCAGAAGCCACTTCGGGTTCGTAGATGTGCAGAACGGCGCCAGCCGGGACTCGGCGGCTAGAGCCGTCCGAGCGCAGGATGTTGTACCATTCTGGCTTGCCGTACTTGCCGAACTTGATGCCGTCGGTTTCGTCGGGAGGAGGGGCGCCACTCTGGGCGCTTGAGACACGATGGGCTTCGATGATCTGGAGTTTAGGGCTTCCAGAAGCGTCCCTGGTCTTGATGATAAAGCATTCGCCGTCTCGGTAGACGAGGCGGGTTACGATATGCTGAAGTTCGTAGAAGTTGAATCGCCCGGTGATGTCACAGGGATTGGTAGCCCACTCGTCGAAGTACTCTTCGTACTCTTTATCCAGGTGAGATGATCCAGTACGAGCCGTGGCCTTGATGCCTCCACCGACGCTGTAAAGCGCCATGTCAGACAGGACTTGACGGATAATACCAGAATTCAACTCCATCCAGCGCATCTTTCGAGTCGTCTCAAGACGATCGAAGACAGTCATCGTCTTCTTGAAATCAGTCGGCCACGAAGACCAGATCCACGAGCGCTTGTTGGAGAACTTTGCGGACTCGAAATTAGAGAAGATGCCTGGGCCGCCTGTGGCCTGTTTCTTCAGAGGGGTGGAACCGCCAGTCTTACTGGGGTTCTTTCGGGTAGTCTTTTTGCGCGCCATAGGTGTCAGAGTCCTCGGAAGTTATTCAAAAGGTTACCAACTCGGCAACGATCAATAGATCCGTAGATTTCTGGGACTTTCAACTGAAGGGCGTAGCGGCATTCCAGGAGGATGGTAGGGGGGTCAATCGGCCAGTCTTTGCGGATGTCCGTCCCGGAATCCCGGTATTCCATGATTGTTTTGCCCTCTTTGACGAGCGAAACTGCCTTTGCCTTGATCTCTTCGATATCAACCACATCCAGGGTCATGAAGATGCCCTTGGGGGAGGTAGACCCACGATAATGCACGAATGCCATAAGCGTTGCCTCTGGTCAAAAGGGATAGCCTGTCCGCTACCACAACAACGACACGCTTGAGAGCCACCCAGGCGAATTTATAGCGGACAGGCTACTCCTTCACCTTTGGCCCCTCTTCGGGTTTGTCAACAGGCTTTTCGTCGGTGGCGTTCTTATTTTTACCACGCCCGACCAGTTTAGCCATCAAGGCGGGAAGGATGCCCATGACCTCACAATCCCAGATGTGGTTAGGTCGGTCACCGATCTGCACCCAGATGGGGCGCCCAGTTTCCCCGGTGGTGCGGTGTTCGGACTGCATCATCTTGCGGTACTCGTCGCCTGCGTCCTGGGCGTATGTGTGGTGTCCAGCCCTACGGAGGCGGGTGAGGGTGTCCTTCAGCACAAGGTTGGAGAACATGAACATACGGCAGGACTGCTTGCCAACCTGGATGACCTTGGCTGGCGCGTAGGGTCGGTAGGCCATCTTCAGTCCGTAAGGGGTCTGAACCTTCCAGGGGAACTCGTTGTTACCAGACCCCTTGGTGGCGTTCCAGCCGTAGGAGGCGCAGTTACGATAGACTTCGTCCATATTTGGGCCGTCACCAGAGTCCACGAAGACGAAGTTGGATGTCACCTTGTTCTTGACCTGTTGATCTCGGACTTGCTCCCAAGTGTCCAGGTAACCCCACCAGATGAGCCGGGACTTACCCTCTACGCTCCAGGCGCGGATGACCATGAAGAAGCCGCGTCTCTGCACATCGACAGACATGAACCGAAGCCGCAGGAAGTGCGGCGAGTTGTACATCTCCTCGGTGAACGGCGGCGGCGTCAGCCTGTTCTGGTAGTTAGACCCCTCGTCGAGCCATTCTTCCAGCATCATGTAGCCGCTAGGCAGGACTTCGCCGCCTCCGTCATCGGGATCGTCAGACCACGGCAAGGCGAGGCGCTTCTGCTTGAAGTCCCTGCGCTTGGTCTCATCGCCGCCTTGGTCGAAGGCTTGAGCGCCCTCGATAGCCTCAACGGCCAAGTCTCCCCATGATAGCCCCCACAACATGGACATGGCGTTAAAGTGAAAACCTCGGCGGCCCTTGGGCGCGGAGGGGTTCAACGGCACATACTCGGCGGTAGCGGCCATCTCTGCCCGGACGCTATTACGATCGATGTAGGAGTGCTTGCAATGCTTGCACTCGTAGGTCGTGCCAGCCTTGACGGCGTCCAAGTCCCAGCCGTTGGCTGTCTTGGCGGCTTCGGGGTACTTGATCTGCGCCCACTCGAAAGGCTGTCGAGTGTTGCAAGACACACAGGTGAACGACCACTCGCCCCGGTCTGTGGAATAAAATAAAT